AACTTGGAACACAGACAATAATACTGGTATTCAAATTCATTGGATTATATCGGCAGATAGTGATGGCACTCCCTCTGGAAGCGCTGGCTGGTCTGAAACCAGTGATCGTTACACCTCTAATCAAACAGAAGCATTTGCTTCTAATTCTGGCGCAACATTTGACCTTTGTGGCGTCCAGTTAGAAGTTGGCGAGAAGGCGACACCGTTTGAGCACAGAAGCTACGGCGATGAGCTTGCTAGGTGCATGAGATATACCTACAAACTTTCTGATGCTTTGCTTGGATTTACTGAAAACGCATCTGATTTAACATATCCAGTGCTTAAGCATCCGCTTCAAATGCGATCCAACCCAACACTTGAATCTGGTGCAGCTTTTGGTGTCAGTACTGGCAATGCTGGCACTCCAGCAATCAGCAATGGACGTTTTGTTGGAACGGATGGCAAAAATCAAGTAGCAATTTTCAACAACGATAACAACTGGAGCAGTGCTTGGGTATCCTTTACTGGAGTTATTACCGCTGAATTATGACTGAGTACACCTACAGGCTAATTGCCGATTCCAGTTCTATTTTCCGTTCTGACGGAGCCTGCATCACAGCTGGCGCAGAAAACGTTGACTATCAGAAGTACCTTGAGTGGGTCGCTGAAGGCAACACGCCTGAACCTGCTGAGTAATGCAACGCCCTGACCCTGCTGAGCAATGATCCTAAAAATTTTAGTCACGATCACAACTATTCTTGCTTTGGCGCCAAACTTGCTGATCGGTTATCTGTACCTGAACAAGGATAAGATCATCGAGCAGCAGAAAGAAGCTCTGATTAAAAGCATTAGTGGGCAGCTGACTAATCAGCTTGATAAGCAGACTGAGGCTTAGACCGGAAGTATGGATTCGATGTTCACCGATAAGGTGAAGCCAGAGATGCAGCTTCAACATCAAGGACAGCTTGATGCATTACCGAAGCAGACTGGACCGGCCATCCCAATGGGGTGATGCCTGATATACCTAACATAAGTATTAGCGGTATTCAGCCTGTAAAAATTCACAACTGGCTGATACAACCCCCTGTTGTAAACGCGATTGAGGTGCCGGTGACTGTCAATATCGGCACACCAGTTGTACTTTTACCTGGTTGTGTCACCAGTCATCCGTTATCAAATAAATCAAAAACAATTGCAAAGGATGACCCAAAGGGTGTAAAGACATATTGTGATGCGAATGCGCCAAGTTTTACACCACTCGACTACACACCAGAGGACTTGGTTTATACGGCTGAAACACCTCCTCCCGCGTACGAATCAGAAGCTCCAGAGCTTCCTGCAACTCCAGAGATACCTTCAGATTTACCTCGAGCAAACCCACCCAGTGCCGAACAAAACGAGGAAACGCCGCCCACACCTAAGGAGACCGCACCTGAACCCGTGCCTACGCAACCAGTCGAGGCAAAGGCCACGCTGACAGACTTTCTGCCGAGTCCTCAGCAAGTCACCACTACAGCTTCTATTGCTGTTGTTGCGACCTCAGCGGCCCTCCTAGCAAAGCCGCTTGCCGACTTGCTTCTAAAGCTGGTGAAACCTGCTGTGAAGAAGGCCCAGAAGAAATTGTTTGGCGTATTTGGGAAGAAGACGAAGGTTGAGTCGGTACGTGAGCGTGTTCTTGCCCAGCGTGATCGGAACCGGGCGCTTCTCCAGCTGAGAAGGTCCCTACAGAAATAGGATGCACGTGTGGCGCGACACTTTCATTGGGTATTTTGACCACAATGTCCGCACAGATCCGTGCGAAATCAGAGCCTGGGCGAAAAGTGATACCAGCCTTTGCTAATTCGCCACAGTTTTTTAGCCTCGCAATTTCAAAGTCAAGCCTCCGGTTTGCCAATAGTTGTTCCTGAATTGCTATTTGAGCATCGGCTGCTTGCTTACATCTTCTCTGTAGTCCTTGGTCAAGCGGTATTGATAAGGTAGCTGACAAACCTCCGTTCCAACTAAAGTTATTTTTTTGACCTGTTCTTATTGGTTTGTAGTATAAAATTTTACCGGGATTATCTAAAACTCCATCGTTATTTAGGTCGCTTGTGTCATACACAGGATCGTTATAGTAATCTTCAAACGGTTGCTGATATGATCCAGTTCTTGTCATAAATGGTGTGACATTGAGCGTAGGGCCTTGACACTGAATACCCGCACCATATGTATTAGTTATATAAGGGCCTTGTAAAACCTGTATAGCTTGATTTGTTACACTCCCACTACTATTTGCAATAGGGTTAGCAGTAGCACTAACGCCACCGACATCACCAGCCAACGAAGGATTAGCAAATAAAGAAAGTACACCTACTGTGAGAAGATGGAGGTACTTTCCGTAACGCTTCTTATTTCGGTGGTCCTGTTTATAATCGTATGGTTTGACAGCCCCGGAGCTTGCAGAGTTTCCGTGAACTGAAATCCTTTGGTGTTGTCGACGATCGACCAGCTTGGCTTGTTGGCAGCATCGAGTGTGGTCCATGTGCTGGTGACGCCGTTAATAGTATTGCTATTGCCTGAAGTGGTGGAGGGAGCAATACTGTTGCCTGTGTTCTGTATATTAGTGCCAGTTACGGAATATTGGTAGCCTGTGTTGTAATCCATTGAATTTATGACTTCAGTAACGACAGAAGTGGTTTCTGTTTTCTGAGTCAAGCTTCCCTGAGTGAAGTTCGGGACTACCGGAACTGAATATCCAGGTTGCATCAACCCCTGAAGGATTCCCAGGATAAATCCCAGGGCAATGCCTTCATGTAAGCGGTCCATCTATCGGACTGTAATTTCGCTGACGTGCTGTCCCGTGGCCGTGGTGCCTGCTCCACCTGCCGTGACCGTTACGGCTCCAGCAGAGGTGATTGTGCCTGCCAAGCTACCTGCCGTTCCAGCTGTTGTACTGATCACGCTGGAGAAATTAGGCACATCCCCGACTGTCGGAGCTGCGGTAGGTACGGCGTCACCTGCTGTATATGACTGACTAAAAGAAAAAGAACTTCCGGGTGTGTCCTGTGTTGCAGAGATCGTGCCAGGTGCATAAACACCTGAGGTGATTGTGCCAGCAGAAATTGTATTAGCAGTGGTGCCGTCTGTTGTATCGACTCCATTGCCGCTGATAGCGAAAGAGGATCCGAGCCTCGTCGCGTTTGTAGCGGCAGCGTCTACAGTCAGCTGTACTGAGCTCTGCAGTTTGTGTGTGATATCAGCGTAAGCAGGTGCTCCCGCAAAAGCGATGATGACAAGCAACCGCCACATAACAAATCCTCGTTCGTATATTGATCTTAGTAGAAGCACATTTAGCGTAAAATGTTGACATGAAAGATGAAGATTCCCAGTTTTCTTTACGAGATTTACTTGCAACGCTTGTCCCAGCAGGTGTCTTGTCCTGGGCGTTAGCAATGCTCACGGCTAGCTATATGGGACATATCAAGATTGATGCTGCCTTTATCTCATCTTTGGTCACATCAGTTTTAGCTGTGTACGGCATCAGTCGTAAAGAAGATGGCAAGAAATCTGAGAAAAAACCACCTATAGTTGAGCCGAAGGACAAGCCTCCTAGCCTCAAGTGAAATTTAAGAGAGTAGGTCGCTCGCTCGAACTACAGTCTTCGAAAGTCACAAATTTATACGCAAAGCCAGGAGAGGATGAAGGACGCGCTTTAGTACGTAAATCCTGGCGGTGCCTCAACTGCACGCTTTTGGAAGAGCATGATGGATTTTCAAAAATAGATACAGGCTTTGGAGTTTGGTGGATAAGGAATGAGGATTGGTACTGTCCTGAAGATGAACCGAAAGAAACACCTTACGTGATAGAGGGTGATCTGCGATACATAGCTGATGTTCCTTACTTTCCCTGCATTGAATTTGATAAGGAGAACGTAAGAAAATCACAGATAGCCACGATGGCGATGTGTCTGAGTGCCTTAGGCATCAGGGGTATAGAAACGTATGAAGATTATTTAGAGCTGTTATTAAAACACGGAGATGGTACTTATCGTGCTCACCATCGTGCAACTTTTGCTGCAAACGGTATTTCTGCATATTTTTGCAGCAGTATTGGTTCTTTCGAAATACAAGATTCTATCGATGATGGTTGTCCGGTGGCCTTTCAAGTTCCCTATAAGGGATCACAGCGCAACCCTTTTGGCTTCAACTATTTGATTACTATTTACGGTTACAGTCCTACTCATTGGCTGTGCCATGACCCGTGTGGACGCTTGGACATTGTAAATGGCCTGTGGCACACAACTGTGCTCGAAGCGGGCAAGGAGGTCCTTTACGACAGAGCAGAAAGCCAAGACAGGTTTTTCAGGGGTGGCGATGCCAGCGGTGTTGGTTGGCTGAACTTCAGAGAAAATTAAGCTATAGTTGATTCGAATCAAGAAAGCCGATGGACGAGATCTTGACAGATACTGAGCAGCAGCTTCTTGCTCAGCAACAGGAATTGACTGAGAGAATTAGAGCCGCTGAGGAATCCCTTATGCGGGACAAAGAACTTTACTTGAAAGTCACAGGTGCTCTTGAATGTGTCAGCATCATCGTGCAACGCAAGAAAGAAGGTGAGAGTAGTGACGGGACGCTTGAATTAGCGGGTATCTGACATGTTGAATGAACTGAATCCAGGTAGACATAGAGCGTTGTGCCTGATATCCGAATATCTATATCCACCTCCTAGAGACCTTAGGCTTGATGCGATTATTCAAGATATCTCAGATGAAGATTTAAAATGGGTTTCGGAGCGCCTCCGCTTTTATATTCTTAAATTGTTAGAGGAATCTGATTTCGATCCCGCTGCAGAAGATCATGAGCGAATCGGTCTAACAGATTGATGGGAGCAGAGGGACTTGAACCCTCACAGCCAGTGGCCAACAGATTTTAAGTCTGGTGCGTCTACCGATTCCGCCATGCTCCCTCGAGGCGAGCCTAGCAAAAATACAAGTGTGTGCAGCCTAAAGTTTTGACAAGGCTGGAATACCAAAAGTGTTTCATTGCGAGCAAGATTTATTAGTCAATCTCATTGTCCTAAGTCCAAA